GGATGGGACAACAACTTCCAAAAGATGTAGGTTCTACAAACTGGGCCTATAAAACTTTAGCAGGTATCGCTGAAGGTGCAGCACAAAACATAGAGCCTTCTAATCTTACTCAGACACAAATAGATGCAGCATTAGACGTTAATGCAAACGTTTATACTCAAACGATAGGTTCAAATTTCATGTACTTTGGAACAATGGGTGGTGGTAAAAACATCGATAAAGAAGGTGAGTATATAGATATCATTGTCAATATTGACTTCTTACAAGCGAGAGTAGAAGAAGGATTAATGTCTCTTTTATTAGAAAAAGATATAATCTCTTTCACAGATGCTGGAATTAGTATCGTTGATAATAGACTTAAAAATCTTTTACAGACTTATGGTGTTAATCAGGGAATCTTAGTCGATGGAACAGTTGTGACATTCTTCCCTACACGTGCCGAAGTAAGTCAAGTAGAGAGAGATAACCGTGTACTTCCAGACGGAACATTCACAGCAGAACTGACCGGAGCAATCAATACAGTTATTGTTCGTGGTACAGTATCAATTTAATAAAGGATTAGAAAATGGCATTCGGAAATTATTCATTCACAAATGTAAACGTTATCTTTGGTATTCTTGAAGTTCAAGGGTTCGCTGAAGGTGACGATGTCGTTAATATTGTCTTTGATACTGAACAGTTCACAGACATAGCTGGAGCTAAAGGTGACGTTACACGTACTCAAACAAATGACAATCGTGCAACTGTTACAGTTAAGCTTCTTCAAACATCACAAAGTTATAAAGAACTTATGGCCCTATATAATATAGACCGAGAGACTGGAGCAAATGTTCTACCTCTAGTAGTTATCAATAAAGAGACTGGTGAGACATTCGTTGGAAACAATTCATGGATCCAGAAGGTCCCAGATATTACTCGTGGACAAAATGCAAACTCTGTTGAATTTGTATTTAGGGTAGACTTCGGAACATTTGTGATAGCATCATAATATAAGAGCTTCGGCTCTTTTCGTAGGTTAATGTAGGTGCACTTTTTAAGTTCGTCCTTTGGAGTGCATCGACATTAATCTATCAAAAAGGACGAGAGATGAAACAAGAATCAAAAACAATAAATGGTGTGACTTATAAAGTCTCAACAATGGATGCATTAACTGCATTAAGTGTACAAGCAAAGCTAGTTAAACTACTAGGTGGTTCATTTAGTGAATTAACAGGTGGAGCTGATAAAGAGAGCATAGCAAAAGCAATCTCTAAATTAACAGACAATATAGATGATCATAACGTTGTATCACTAATCACGAAGCTATTCGAGAAGGGTGTGTTCTATGTTAACATTGTGAATGGCACACCAATAGATACACCAATCGAATTTAATACTTACTTCTCAGGGAAGACTGGAGATATGTGGTTAGTTGCAATGTTTATCATTCAATCCAACTTCAGTGATGTGCTGGGAAAGCTCGGATTAAATTCAATCTTCCAAGAGGTGGAACAGAAAATAGAAAACTAAATATAGACTTATTTATATATAGACCTATTATAGAAGGCTTGTGTACGTTGCATGAGCTTAGAACAGTCTATAGCCTTTCAGATTTACATGATTTTCATGAGGTTTTAAATCTTAAGTTAGAATCAGAATATCGAGCAAAACAAGAATCTGAAAAGAAAAGATGATATAATCTAGAAAAAGGATTACTATGGCAGTTATTGACAAGCTCGTTGCAACACTCTCCTTTGACTTTGATGATAAAGCATTAAAGCAATTTGATAAAGGTATGCAGGATGCAGGAAAAGCACTAGCCATAGTAGCTGCAGGAGCTGCAACAGCAGGAGCTGCAATATTCGCATTCACATCAAAGATAGCAGAACAGAATGATGAGATAGGAAAAATGGCTCAGCGAATAGGTCTAGCAGCACAAACAATCAATGAACTCGGATTTGTAGCACAACTTAACGGTGGATCCATTAACGGAATGAATACATCACTCGAGAATCTATCAAGAACAGCAAGTGAAGCAGCCAGAGGTATGGGTGCAGGAGTTGAAGCTTTTGGATTACTTGGAGTAAGTGCTACAAATGCAAATGGCCAAATCAAAAAGACCGATGAATTAATGCTAGATGTTGCAGACTCTATCTCACAGTTAAGTTCACAATCACAAAAATTAGAATTACTAAATAAGCTAGGAATAGATTCCTCTTTACTTCTAACACTGGAGCAAGGACGAGCAGCAATACTCGCACAAAGAAAAGAAGTCCAGGAGTTAGGATTTATCCTCGATAAAGATGCCACAGAATCAGCTGCAAAATTTAATGATGAGATGTTAAGAATTGGAACAGTTGTAAAAGGTATTAGTTCGGCTATTGGTACGAAGCTAATGAAGCAAATAACTCCGATGATAAAAGCATTCATAGAGTGGTTCAAAGTAAATAAAGAAATCATTAAACAAAATCTAAACTCATTCTTTGAGACATTAACAAAAACGGTGACTGCAGTCTTTAACATTGGAAGAAGAGTGGTTAATGTTATTAATACAATGGCTCAAGCATTTGGTGGATGGGCGAATGCAATAGGAGTTGTATCGGCTGCACTCCTAGCTATGAATATAAGAATTTTATTAATACCTGCTTTAATTTTAGCAGCAGGTGCAGCTATATTTTTATTAATAGAAGACTTGGTAGCTTTTGCAAATGGAGCAGATAGTCAACTAGGTGCCCTTGCTAAAAAATCTGAATTATTCAGAATAGCACTAGAGAGTGTTGTTGAAGTCATGGCAATGGTTGGAGAAGGATGGAATCTTATATTTAATCAAGGTGAAGAAGCACTTGATGGATTGATGTTTCTATTAAGAGATGTTGGAACTACAATATTTAACTTTTTAATCTCACCATTAAATAAGGCTATTGGATTACTTAATAATCTTCCAGGTATAGATATAGGAACTATTGAACAAGCACAAACGACTGGAGCACTAAATGCTTTCTCAGGTGGAGCTGTAGGTAACGTATCAAATACAACAAGCAATAAAAATGTAGTAGTGAATGTAAACGGTGGAGATTTAACAGCAGTCAAACAAGCAGTGAGTGAAGCACTTGGAACAGAGCTAGAATCCACTGAACAAAATCTATCAACACAGGTGGCATTCTAATGGGTATAGCACAATTAATATTTAGAAAAGGTAACTTCATCGGTGAGATAGAACTAGACGTTATCATTAATGAGTCAGCACAAGCTAGTGCAACCGTTACATCAAATCCAGTAGAGAATGGCTCAGACGTTAATGATCATATCATTATCAATCCGATGACATTTAGCATGACCGGAGTTGTATCAGATACTAAGGTCGCAATATTTGGTGGATTAAATACAATAGAACAAGTAGCATCTGGAAATGCTTTCACTAAAACTGATACACCGTCAAAAGAAGCATGGGAAGAACTGCTAGAATTACAAGCAGATAGAACTCCATTCACACTGGTTACTAATTTAAAAAGTTATGACAATGTTATCATTGAAACACTTTCATCAAGTCAAGACAAAGACACATCCAACTCTCTGACATTTACTGCAGGGATGAGAGAGATTATCTTTGTAGGTACTCAAGAGATAAATGCCGAACAATTCGAGGACCTAGATACTGCAGACAAAGCACTACCTAATACAGACGGAGGATTAAAACAATGATACCATTCACAATCAGTCCATCGGAGAGCTTTAATTTTAATATTAATGGTGAAGTATATAAGTTTAATCAAAAGTGGAATACAAGAGGATACTGGACTATTGATATTATTAATATAACTGGAGAACCTTTTATATATGGTGTGAAGCTTGTGACAAGAGAGAATCTACTTGCTGCACATCCAGATATTCCATTTGATTTAAGAAGTGAAAGATTAAATGATCCAACACGAAACAATCTTAATGAATTTGAATTAGAAGTTATCGAGAAGAATAATGGCTAAGTTTTTTATAAGAGAAGCAAACCTTATTGTTGGAGAACCAGGAACAGGTGGACTGGAGATAAAAGATTTAAGATTTTCTTTTGTGGTTGAACTTTCACTTGTTGGATACCCAAACATGGCAAACATTAGAATCTTTAATTTAAATAAATCTAATAGAAATCTGATAAAAGAACAATTCACTAAGATATTTTTATATGCAGGTTATCAAGGGAACGTGCCTCTTATTTTTAGTGGCAATATTGTGAACGTGACACATGAAAAAGTAGGACCAGACTGGATAACAAACCTATTCTGTGGAGATAGCATAAAAACATTTAACCAATCTACAATAAATAAGACACTACCACCAGGAGCAACTACTGAAAGTTTACTGGATGAGCTAGTAGGACAAATGGATGGTGTGACAAAAGGTGTGACAGAAGGTTTAAAAGATTGTCTAACTGGTAAACGTTCATTACTTAGAAGCATAGTCTTATCAGGAAATGTAAAAGACTGGTTAGAAAAACTTTCGCAAAGTTGTGGATTTGATTATTCGATTAATAATGATATTTTAGAAACTACGACAAAAGGTAAACCATTAAACGATGAGCCGATAGTAACAATCTCTCAAGCAAATGGAATGATAGGAAGTCCAGAATTGACAGAAGTCGGTGTTCAAGTAAAATCATTAATGATACCATTCTTAAAATTAGGAAGAAGAATAGAGATAAAGTCTATCAGTTCAAAAATCAATATAGGGAATCTTATATTCCGTAAAGTTCCACCGACATTAGGTGAAGGTGTATATAGGGCTGATAAAATAACACATACAGGTGACACTAGAGAAAATGACTGGTTCACTCAAATAGATGCAAGGAACTTCTAATGGGAATAGGTGATAGAAAATCAACTCTCGAGAGTGCAATATCTACTGCGATACAAACTCAATTAAAAGAAGTTCATACAATGCTACCAGGACAAATCATAAGCTTTGATCCAGTTACACAAAGAGCAGATATTCAACCTCAACTACAAAGAAAAGTAGGAGACAAATTAATCAATCTCGCAGTGCTTCCAAGTGTTCCAATCAGATTCCCTAAATCAAAAGCCTTTAGTATTTCATTCCCTTTAGCTGCAGGAGATGAGGTGGCATTATATTTTATTGAAAGGTCGATAGATAACTGGCTGGACCAAGGTGGAATACAATCACCAAACGATACTCGCAAGTTTGATTTATCAGATGCGTATGCAGTACCGGTTCTTTATTCACAACAAAACAAAATAGAGAACTTCGATGCAGTGAACATGGTTATAAGGAACACAGCGAATGATACGAAGATAACAATCAAACCATCTGGAGAAGTTATCATCACAGCGACTAAAACAACGATAGAAGGCAACTTAGATGTTACCGGCACAATCACAGCACCAAATATCGAAGTCAGTGGTACTGAACTTAAATCACATGTTCATGGTGGAGTTACAGCAGGTGGAAGCGATACCTCTCCTCTTGCATAATATATATGATATAATACTAAACGATAAAGGAACTTAAAATGGACATAGCATTGAATAGTAGTCATGATATTTTTGTCACTAATTCAGATTTGACATTAACTACTGATGAAAATTTTATTGTTCAATCTCTAACAATTAGGCTTCAATTTATACTCGCTGAATGGTTTTTAGATACATTCGCAGGACTTCCATATCCAACTGTTATATTTGAAAGAAGAACAAACATCTCGACAATATACAATCTATATTCAACTGAGATACTAAACACAATCGGTGTTCAAGAAATTATAGAATTAACTTTAATACCTTTTAATGATGAGAGAAAATTACAAGTCGACTTCACAGTCAAGCAAGATAACGGTGTAGTAATAACCGAACAAATAATAATAGAGGTTTAAAATGGCTTTTGGATTATCACCTGATGGGTTTAATAGAAAAAGATTAGCAGACATAAAAACTGAATTAGAAGCATCGTATAAATTAATATTTGGTGAGAACATAGATGTATCACCTCAAAGTGTATTCGGACAGATTATAGGTATCCATTCAGAACGTGAAGCAGACCTATGGGAACAATCAGAGTTCGTATATAACGCATTCTATCCTTCAACAGCTCAGGGAGTGCAGCTTTCAAATGTTGTTACATTGAATGGTATTGTAAGACAAGAAGCTACAAAGTCAACAGCAACAATAACATGTACCGGAACAGACGGAACGGTTCTACCAATTGGTACTATTGTCTCAACATCGGATACAAAAGAGCAATTTGTGAGTATCGCTGCAGGAACAATAGTCGGTGGAACAGTTTCTATTGCTTTTGAATCTGTTAACGATGGAGCAATCGAAGCAGTAGCTGGAACACTAACTGTGATAGACACTCCAATATTCGGATGGCAAACTGCGAACAATGCTAATGATGCAGCACTCGGTCAAGATGAAGAGACAGATGCAGAGCTTCGTGAGAGAAGAGTTTTATCAACTCAAGCATTAGGTCAGAATCTAGTTGATAGTTTATTCGGCCAGATTTTAAATCTTGATGATGTGACTGGAGCATTAGTTATATCAAACGGAACTGATTCAACAGATGCAAATGGAATACCACCTCACCAATTTTTAACAGTTATCGAGGGTGGAGATGTAACAGACATAGCAAATACTATCTGGTTAAATACTCCTCAAGGAATAGATTCATACGGATCCCTTACAGAGATAATTGTTGATAGTCAAGGATTTAATCAAGAGATTGACTACAGTAGACCAGCAGAGGTTGATATATATTTTAAAGTAACTATCACTACTGGTGTTGACTTTCCTATAAGTGGAGAAGATGATATCAAGTCGGCCATTGCAAACTATGGAAATGAAAACTTCAGTATATTTGATGACGTTATTCTTAGCCAATTTTATACACCAATAAATTCAGTTGAAGGAATAAGTTCTATTGACCTTAGAATCGGATTATCTTCGAGTCCAACAGGAACTGCAAATCTACCAATAACAGTGGAGCAAATATCTAAATATGATACAACCAGAGTAGAGGTTATAGTAGTATGATTCAGCAATACCTTGATAGATTAGCCTTTCAATTCGTTGATAGTGAAAATTTAAAAGGATTGCTCACGGCCCACCTTATAGATTATGAAGACTTAGATATTGCATATGATGACCTATCAACAGACAGATACCTCGAGACTGCACAAGGTGTACAACTTGATGGCATCGGTGAAATTGTAGGACTTGAGAGACCAGTAGAATCGGTTGAAGCTATTGGTGCATTCGGATTTATAGATGATCCAACAGCTCAAGGGTTCGGAAAATTACTTGATAGCGATGTCGGTGGAAACTTTGTAAATCTAGATGGGTTGACGCAACCAATCGGTGATGATTTATATAGAACTCTTATCAAGGTTAAGATTAAAGTAAACTCAACAGCAATGACAAATGAAGATGTTATCTCTATTATTTCGTTTGCTTTTAATGGTGCTTCAGTTAGGTATATACTTATAGAGAATACAAAACCAACGTATGAAATAGGAAAAATATTAACACAGTTTGAAATTGATGTTATACTTCCATTAATACCAGTGATGATAGGAATAGACAAAGCCGATTACAAAGTCATGCATAATGAAACACCATTCGGATTTTATGGAGATGATACAGCATTTGGATTTGGAATTTTTGATGGTCTGTTCCCATCAGCGACATTAGTTCCATCAGCGACATTAGTCCCAGGTCTAGCAGTGTCAGAAGATATCGGTGGCAACTTCGCCACACTAATATAAGGAGATAAAAATGTCATATACACCTATAGGATTTGTTGATGATTCATTACCAGCAATAAGTGCTGAAAATCTTAATAAGATGGATGATCAGATTGCAGCGAATGAAGCAGCAATAGCTGATAAAATTAGTGATATAGTTGATGATACAACACCACAACTAGGTGGTTCATTAGATACAAATGCAAAGTCAATACAACTATCAAAAGGTGCAGATGTTGCAAGTGCTTCAGCATTACCAATTCTAACTGATGGTAACTATTTTGATGTAACAGGAACAACAGCAATCACATCAATAGATACAACAGGAAAAGTTGGGACAGTTGTTAAATTACATTTTGATGGGATCCTGACTTTAACACACAATGCAACTAATTTAGTATTACCTAGTGGTGCGAACATTACAACTGCAGCAGGAGATGAATTTGAATTTATTGAATACGCTTCAGGTGATTTCAGATGTACCGGATATGCTTTAGCTAGTGGAGAAGCTGTTATCGCTAGTGGTGGAACAGCTGCATTGACAACAGCAGATACAACCAATTTTAATAATAACTTATCAGCAGCAGACGATACAGTTCAAAAAGCATTAGAGACTTTAGATGACCTTGCTATTCCATCTGGTGTAACAAATCTTGCTGTAACAACTACAACTACTACAAATACAATTACTTCTAGTACTGGTACAGATGCAGAGATAACAGAAGCTACTGGTTCAGAAGCAGGATTGATGACTGTAGCACATCATGATAAACTTGATGGTATTGCAGCTGGTGCAACAACTGACCAATCAGATTCAGAAATAGAAACAGCTTACAATAATCAAGTTGCTGAAATGTCAGATGCAACAATTATAACTGGTACATCAACTACACCTGAGAGAGTAAGTGCTGCAGATTTAAAACTTGCAGCAGAAACGCATGGTGGAGTACCAGAAGTATTCACAACTGCTACTGGTGGTACAATAACAACTGATGGAGATTATAAAATACATACATTTAATTCTTCAGGAACATTCACTGTGTCTGCTGTAGGCGATATTGATGATGAGGTTGAGTACTTAATTATCGGTGCTGGTGGTGGAGGTGGTGGAGATGCTACCAACACAACTGGTGGTGGTGGAGCAGGTGCTGGAGATTTTAAAACAGCAGCAACACACACTATTACAGTACAAGGATATTCAATCACAGTTGGAGCTGGTGGTGCAGGTAGCACTGGAAATGGATCTAATGGTGGAAGCAGTGTATTTGATAGTATCACATCTATTGGTGGAGGTGGAGGTAGTGGTGTTGCTACTAGTCCTGGACTAAATGGTGGATCAGGTGGTGGTGGTAAACAAGGTGGTGCTGGTGGTACTGCTACTGGAACTGGAAATAACGGTGGTGGAAGTGCCGCTGCTTCTAACTGGGGTGCTGGTGGTGGTGGTGGAAACACAGCTGTCGGTCAAACTGGTACAACAACCGTTACTGGTGATGGTGGAACTGGCACAAACAGTTCAATAACTGGTGGTGCAATTGGCTATGCTGGTGGAGGTGGAGGTGGTGACACAAGAGGTGTTACTGGTTCAGGCTCTGCTTCTCATGGTGGTGGAGCAGGTGCAACTGCTACAAATAATGGTACTGCTGGTACTGCAAACACTGGTGGTGGTGGAGGTGGAGGTTCTGGCGAAAGTCCAGCCTCAGCACATACTGGTGGCAACGGTGGTTCTGGTGTAGTAATTCTCAGATACAAATTCCAATAAAAGGATATAAAATATGGCACATTTTGCAAAGATAGATAGGGATGGAATAGTTGTAGATGTTATAAAATCAGAGTTTGATTACATTGCATCAGGAGCAGTCGGTGATATATTTGAGTGGGTACAAACTTCTTATAACAATTCATTTAGAGATAGTTATGCTGGGATTGGAGATACATATGATAAAGTAAAAGATACTTTTATTAAACCGTCTCCATATCCATCTTGGATATTAAATGAAACTTCTGGTATATATGAAGCACCGTTTCCTCAGCCAGACATTGATAATGTGTATGCTTGGGATGAAATTACTCAAGATTACATACAGTCAGTTTAGATATACTTAGTTATCAAGTAGAATATAGTATTTAGATATAATTATATAAAAGGAAAACAAGATGGCAAAGCCAAGCACATTACCAAAATGGGATGATACTGAAGTCAATTCAATAGCACCAGATACAACACATGAGGATGAAGGATGGTTAGCACCAGGTGGAATACCAGAGAAGCCACCATTTGAAACTTTCAATCATTGGATGAATAACGTTTATAAATGGGTGAATTACTTCACTACAGAAGCAAGACGCTTGTGGCAAAATCAAGCAGTTACTCATAACATGACAGCTGATAGTGACTATACACTTACGTCAGACCAGAACACATATGGTAAAGTAATCATTACAGACACCGGAGTGAACTTAACTGTTGCACGGAATATAGCTGTTGATGTATCAGAGAGAGCTTTTATCGTTCAGAATGATACACTTCAAATTCTAACATTTAAAACACCAACAGGAACAGGTATCGCAGTTTTACCTAACACTAAAGTATGGTTAATGTGTGATGGAACAAATGTGATTGAAAGTGTTGATAGTGGTTCAACAGCAAGTGTGAGTGGAGTAAGACAAACGGTGCAAAGCTCAGCAGTAGATGCAAATGGCTTACCAAATTATGTCACAGCAGGTACAGGTCTAGCAGCAAACATTGCAGCGACAACAGTACCAATAACTATACATGCCTCAAACAAAGAACCATCTAATGATAGAGCAGGAACAATATCAGCTGATACTTCTATAAGTGGTTTAGTGGATGCGACCACAAATTATCTATATGCAGATATATCAGCAAGTGGTACAGTAACACTAGGAAGCACAATACTAGCACCAGTCTATCAATTCGGTGGTACTTATTCAGTAGTGTCAGGACAAGCAACTTTTAATATTTCAGAGATGACTATGAAAGTAGGAAACGGTGCAACAGCAGACCAAACACATAGAGTGTTTATAGGTGAAGCAGTTACAGCAGGTGGAGTTGTTACAGCAGTTGTAAACTATGCTTTAAATGGTATGTATGATAGTGGATATACAAACACTTTACCAACAGTAAACACAGAAATATCTAAAAACCATAATATTGGAATAGATAGTGTAGAGTCTCTTTTATCTATAAAATGTTTAACAACAGATTTCGGATATGTTACAGATGATGTGGTTATATCCCCTTCTACAAATGTAGGTAGTGGTGTAACAGTACTGATAAATACAAAGGCAACTGATAAAATTGTCTCATTTAGAACAGGTAATACGGTTGCTTTTTATATAGTCAGTGCTACAAATGGTGCAGTTGCAACACTTGTTCTAGCTTCGTGGGCTTATAAATTAATAGCCAAAAGAGGATGGTAATTATGTTTTATACAAAAGATGGAATAGTTTTATATCAAGGTGATATGAAACAAGGTGATAGAGAAGCAACTACAGCAGAGGTAGATACATATAATCTTTTAAAGATTGAAGATGCTAAACCTAAAGTAGTAACAATGAGACAAGCAAGAGCAGCACTAATACAAGGTGGTAAATTTACTCTAGTAAATGAAGCGATCCTAAATAGTGGAGATGACCTCCTTATTAATGAATGGGAATATTCTATGACAGTTCAAAGAGACTGGACCAGCCTCATAGCTTTAACAGAGCAATTAAATATGACAAGTTCAGACTTAGATGATTTGTTCTTAGTAGCAAGTAAATTATAAAATATAACCACTTCAACAAAACGTAAGTCCTTTAAGGTTACAATTAGAAACTTTAACTTAAAAGGACGAACATGAGACAAAAGGAACAGAAGATAGCTATCCAGTTATCACAATGGCTCCAAAAAGAACACAAGAATCTTCTCTGGAGATTTGACTTAGCTGCAGACCTCAAGCTTACCATCGGTCAAGCTAAAAAAAACAAAGACCTCAATCCTCACAAAAAATATCCTGATTTCTTTTTAGCTGAAACTACTTATATATATGGTGGTTTATATTTAGAGTTAAAAATCAGCAGAGATGAAGTATTTAATAAAAAGAATGGCGACATGAAAAAGAGTGATCACGTGCAAGGACAAAGAATCATGCTCGAGATTTTAAGGTGCAAAGGTTACAAGGCTGAGTTTGCATTCGGACTTGAAGATGCAAAGAGACAGATATCACAATATATAAAGGAAAAAAGAAATGAGAAACATTAATGAGATTATAGGAAAAATAAAAGTAAAAGTATCGATTATAGATAAAAAAGAGATTCATACTATATTAGATAAAGATGTGGCCACAGCACTGAAGATAACTGGAAACAGATTATCAATACACAAGAAGAGACAAACGATTCCATACGTTAGAATCATGGACTGGTGCTACACAAACAATGTATCAATGAAAGAAATATTCTATGGAGCAGGAAAATGAGCACATACAGATATCACACAAAACACTTCGAAGGATTTGATGTAGTGCTCAAGAAGGACACTGGCAAAGCTTTTATAGTTTCAGAGACTGAACCAAATAGCAAACCTTTAATCGGACCATTTGAAACTGCTGCAGGTGCTATAGAGTTTGGAATTAATAGGGTGGAAATGAAATGAAACACGACATAGCAAATTTCAAAGCAAGATGCAAAAGTTTCAAAGTAGGATTACATTTAGGAAAATATGATGACCTATTAAAAGGCATGATGATAGGTTCAGGATTTATTATTTTTGTACTTGGAATATATTATTTAATTAGTTAAAGGGACGAGCATGAATAAAGAACAGCAAAAAGAAGTAAGAAAACATTTAAATAATTTATCAGAATGGGACAAAGATGAGGTAGATGTATTCGCACAAAAGTGGCAAAATGCAAAACAAGATATTGATAAAGAAGTCTGGAAGATAGTTCAAAGAGGCATCGATATAGTTTTAAAATATTTTAAAAGCAGAGTTGATCCAACAGCAGAACTAAGTGAAGGAATCACACATGATTAGAAATACCCTAACAAAAGTGTAAGCTATAAAAGGTTACAATTAGACAACTTAAAAAGGACGGACGAGATGGCAAAATATAGTACAGATGTAAATATGGAGTTTGGAACGACTCTAAGATTTAAAAAAGATTGGGTGATGAATCCTATAATCACTTTTGAAAAAGGCGAGACAGTAAGAGTTGCAAACTATGTTCATAAATATTATGTAGAACTTTATCATAAGCAGCTTTCAGATTTACCAAAAATGAAAGTTGAATTAATAGATGACTACTTAGAAGAAGTTATTGAAACAGAGAAAAGCTGCACAGATTGTAAATGGTGCAAACTAGGTGGAGAGGATGAAAATGATGAATGTCATAATACTTCTTTATCGGCTCACTTGGAGCAAGGAACTATGGTCAGCGATGACTTCTGTTGTAATAGATGGGAGAAGAGATAATGAGCTATCAAATATGGAAATGTAAACATTGTTCAGATACGAATGAAAGTAAAACAATCATAGATAAACATGAATCAACTTGCTATGTCAATGAAGAAAATAAAAAGTGTTTCTCTTGTAAACATCATAAAGAAATGGGTTATCCAATTGGTGGTTCAGATATGAGATGCATGAACAAAGAAGCTCCAACTTATGATAAAAATATGTCTTATTATTTTGATGATTTTACAGAAGAAGAAGAGGAAGCTTTTTATCCTTGTGAATGCTGGGAGAGTGATGATGAGTAAACATCCCCTCAGAGATTATCAACAAGAAATAATAGATAAAATTCGCTCAAGCATATCTGCAGGTAACCGTAGAATAATCCTGCAACTTCCAACAGGTGGTGGAAAAACTAGAATCGCAAGTGAGATAATAGACTTGACTACCAAGAAAAATAAAAGAGCTTTGTTCACTTGTCATAGACAGACTCTAGTCCTTCAAGCATTCGAAGCAATAGGAAGACCAATGGCGACATCAGTGAGCATGGGTTCATCTGGAGCTTATGATCCAGACCTACCAATTCAGATAGGAATGCTTCAGACACTCAAGAGTAGAATCGGAAAACATGGAAAAGCTTATCTAGGAGAGATTGATATAATCATTCTTGATGAGGTTCAATATGGAGCTACCTCAACAATGCAGACACAACTATATGATACTTATCCAGACGTGATCACGATAGGGTTATCAGCAACACCTTGTACTTCAGACGGATATAGACTCCCAAAATGGGATGACGTGGTATCAGTAGTTCAAACGGTGGACCTAGTGGAGATGGGATTCTTAATGAATCCGATATGCTTCGCGCCAAGTAAACCAGACCTCAGCAAGATAACCGTGAGACAAGGAGACTATGCAGTCGAAGAGTTAGCTGAGTTAATGGACAAACCTTCGCTAGTCACAAACGTGGTGGAGACTTATGAAGAGTTCGCTGCAGGTAAAAAGGCTCTTGTCTTTGCAGTTAACATCAGACACGCAGAACATATAGCCGAGAGCTTCCAACAAGCTGGTCACGCAGTAGGAGTACTTCATTCAAAACAAGCCAAAGCAATGCGAACAATGATGATAGAAGAATTCGCGAATGATGATATACGAGTACTTGTATCAGTTGATGCATTATCAGTTGGATTTGATGAACCATCAGCAGAAGTGGCCATACTAGCAAGACCAACAAAATCAGTACCATACTACCTGCAACAAGTAGGACGAGTTCTGAGATTGCATGATACAAAAGAAAATGCAATGGTTCTTGACATGGGTGGTTGTATTGCAGCTTGTGGACATCCACTTAAAAAGCGAGACTTTAGTAAACCAAAACCAGCAGGAAGAGGTAAACCGAATGCTCCGGTAGAGTTAAAAGAGTGTGACAATTGTGGTGCCCTTTTAGATGAGGATAACAAATCAAGAACAGTTCACGAAGATGAAGAATCAATCACACTGAATATCAAATGCAGAAGTTGTGGCTATGATTTAAACGAGATTACTCAGACAAAAGGATCCGTTAACTTAGAACAAATCGAAGCACCAAAAGAAGTGATGAAACCTCTGGACTTTAGTAAGATGACGAACAAGTTCGGTGGATACCAGGAGCTAAGAAAACTCGCAAAAAAAGCTGGGTTTAAAAATGGCTTTGCTTGGATGAATTCTCAAGCAATAGATAAGCACGGTTTGTGGCCAGAAGCTAGACAGATATTCGAAAGAGTAGATGGGATGGGATTATCGCCATCGGTGGCAATTGGTGAGCTAAGAGATATTATAAAAGCGAATGGGAAGGAGTGGTGATGGAAATTGAAAACATTAAAAATGCTTTTAAAGAAGAGTTATTAGAAAAGATTGTCTCTGTAAATGATATTGGAGACTTGTGGTATTTGATTGAAATTGTAGATGGCATCCTTAGAAAAGAAAATCAGATGTTATTTGAAAATAGTCCTGATCGTCTTGTATTTGAATTTAAAAATCGAAAAGTAGAAGATGATAGAATGATTTTAAAAAGAGAAGAACAATCATATAGAGATTTTGAGTTTGGTAAAAAAAAGAAAAGGTTCAGGAGATGATAAAAATATATCCAATAGCAGCAAAGGTAAAACACGGAGAACTTAATGGTTTAATTACTGCAATTAATATCCGAAACAAATGTCATAGCATCACATACGGTGTGACCGTTACATATGAAGATGGAAGAACAGAAGAGAAGTGGTTATATGATTTTGAGTTCACATCAGAAAAAGAAAAAATAAAACTAGGGGTGAGATTATGAGTAAATATAATATGACAAGTATCAATGGAATGGTTTATATGCTTAGAGAAGAACTACTTGATATAGAAATGACAGAAGATAAAAGAGAAGAAACAGATAATATAATGAAAGAGATGTTAAAGAAATTAAAAAATCAAGATGATGAATTACATGAGATAGCACAAACAATTGAAAATTTAAGAGGTGAGATATGAAAATAGACATAACTCAAGCAGGAGCCATAGTACAAGACTTCACAAACAGAACAATTAAAATACTCAGTAAGCAAAATTTTGTGATGTGGGAACAGAGATATACAAGTGAAGAATCCTTTAATAAATCATTCATTAAGATGAGCCGAAAATTTAGTAAAGAACTTGTGAGAAGAGAAAAGGAGCTAAACAAAGTGTAAGGTTAAAGAGGTTACAATTAGACACTTAAATAAAGGACGAGAAATGAAATACTTACAAGACTACATGGAAAAGAAACAAACTGAGACATTCGATAAATACGGTGTATTTTTTGCATTTGGAAAAGAGCAGATAGAAAAAGGAATATCAAAAAACAAAGAGAATGGAACAATAAAAGATGGAGAGAAACACACTTCATTTGGAACAGGAATGATTGCACCATCTAAATATGCAGAAGAACTTATAATAGAGTTAGACAAAATATATACAGAATCTATCCAGCAAGACATCGCAGAAAATGGAATCTCAAATATAATCCAAAGAGAGCTTAGCAATCATGAGTATGTTATAACTTGGGACACTACAGATACGGTTGAAAAACTTTCAGATTATCCAGGAATAGATGAGGCCAGAGTAAAACAAGAACTTCCAGGTTATAGAGAGATGAGACAAGCTCGAGGCTTGGATTAATATCATGACAACAATAAAAACAGATAGCAAAAAGATAGAACTCTGTACTCTCTTAATTTTAAAGATGGGATACTGCAAAGCTAAAGTCGTGTTGAAACAAAAATATAATATTAAAATATGGTTGGAGGTAAAAGAATGACTCAAGAACAATCAGAATTATTAAAAGAACAGATACGAGCAAGATACGAACCTCAGATAATAACTGACATTCTAATGAACTTAGGCTACCAGTTCGATAGAAATAAGAAATTCAAACTCCGAGAAGAAGAAAAGACTGCTAGTACTTCAGTCGGAAAAAATGGTTTAATAAACGACTTCGGTGGGTTCGGTGGTGATATTCTAAAAATACTTACAGACTATCATGCGATGAGTTTCGTAGATGCAATGAAGTATACTGCTGACCAAATGGGAATCACGTACCCAGAAGATGGATACCAAGAGAGTGAATTCGAACAACAACAAAAACGACAGCAAATAGAAACTCTTAAGCTTGAGAGAATCAGGAAGAGAGAAGAACAAGATAGACTAGACTATGAGATGCTATTAAAAAAACAAGCAGAAGCTAGAAAAACCATAGAGTGGTATGACAGCTATGCATACGAACTCCAGACATTCCATAATCCAGATTATCAAAGAGAAGCTTTGACCATAGCACCAATGTGGGTATTCACTCAAGCAACTCCAAATGCAGTGAATCATTTTAAACATCTTACAACTTATGATCCAAAGAATAAAACTTTAATAGCTAAAATTTTTGATTATAACCACGAGTTGATATCATATAAAAGAAGACGATACTTAATCCCAGGAACACAAGAACCATCAAAATGGGTGACGAAAGGTGGAACATCACCGAATAAGCAATGCTATATTAGAGTAGACCAAACATCACACGCACCAGTTTATATCATTGAAGGACATCATGATATGTTAACTGCAGCACTTCTTCACAAAGATGAGTATGATCCATTTAATTTTATAATGGTACCAACAGAAAACTATAGAGAGTTTAATGATTATGAAAAGAGCTTCTTAGTAGATAGAGAGGTCAATTTTATCATGGACGTGAAAAAAGATGATGCTAAAAAATCAGCTATACCAATGATGGCACTAGCAAATAGCCTTCCAGAAGAAGAATATAACAATGCTGTTTTAATAAATTTATTCGATTTCATGCACGAGAATAGAATCAACACAAATGGAATTAATAAACTAGATTTAAGTGATACAATAGAACAATGGCCAGATAGCCTAACAGCTTTCAAAGGTAGTTTAGAATATCATGCTGATACAATACGCAATGGAAATGAAATATTTTAAAAGGACGAACTAGAATATGAATTATATAGAAGACGGAGAATACAAAAGTAATACTCCTAAACCACAACAAGTAAATGAATTCAACTGGAACTGGCTCCCAAGTCAATTAATAGACTATGGCCAGAATATGTGTACAATAAATAAACTCTCAGAAAAAATGATGGCCACAGCAATGCTTATCACTGCAAGTGCTGCAGTAGGAAGAAACTGTTATATCACACCAAATCCTCATAACCAAACATGGAAAGTAAGGTGTAATTTGTGGGGTGTCTCTACAGCTCCAGCTGGAAGTAGAAAATCAGAAGTACTTAGTAAAGCAACTGCACCAATTCACAGAGAGCAAACAGAGATAGCAAAAATCTGGAGAGAAGAACTCGAAGATTGGTTAGAAGAAGAAATGAAGTTTAAAGTTAGGAAAAAGAATTTTGAAAACAAACTGAAGATGCTTAATGGAAAAGCAATGGATGACCTAGAAGCACCAAAGATAAAAGCTAAACCAGTAAAGACTTATTACATAGCAACAGACATAACTGCAGAGAGAATCCCTAGCTTCATATCAAATGCCAAAGGCTCTGCATTCGCAGTCTTTGATGAGATGTCTGCATTTTTTCAGAGTACAGGTGGAAATTCATCGAGAAATACTGGAGCAGAAGCAAGAGCAACTTATCTAAGTGCATGGTCTGGAGATGGAAAAGACGTAAGACTTAGACAAGATGATACAAAAGAGACAGCAGATCATGGAGCAAGTATAAGTATTTATGGAATGGCCCAGCCAGATATCATAGCGAATCACGTTCACGAATACAAAAAGAGTAGAGATGGTTTCTTCTCGAGATTTCAACTGGTTACATATGAGACAGATTATAACATCTACAGAAAAGCAACGATACCCTTCGACCAAAAAGCAAGTGACATATACGGAGCGATGATAGTAAAGCTATTAAATTTTAGCAGGAAAAATCCTTTTTATTTTGATGAACATAGTCTTCCAGTTTTTGATGACTGGGAACACAGTAATGAGATGAACCTCAAGAAGTATAATGATAGAAAAGATTATTTAATGGCTGAGGTTATAGCAAAGAGGACAAAAGTTGTATGTGCTCTAGCACTTGTAATGCATTTGATAGATGAGTTTGAAAATGGTATAGAAGAACCAAGAGGTGCGATATCATTAAAAGCACTTAATAATGCGATATCACTAAACACATTTTATGTAAATGAGATAAAGCGAGTGGTCGGTTCAGAAGAAAAACGAGAGATGGACCAAGACGATATGAGTGATAAAATTCAAGAGTGGTTGATGGATCCAGTCAACAGTCACTTAGTATTAAAAGGTGCAACAGCATCAGCAATATCTATGGACCTAAGAAAAAAAGGCGAAAGACCTTCAGCAGAAACAATTCTAAGAATAGCGAAAGACTTAGGATACAAAGTAAAAAGCAGGAGAATCTTTAAATAGATCCTGCAGCTTAATATTATCCTCCTATTATAATCCTCCTATTATTATTTGCCTAGTATATTATGACTAGTATTATCCTCCTAACCTTAAGCCAAAAAAAACATGAAAAGATAGCTTGAAACTTTTTGAAATTTTCACGTTTCCAGTTTCAAAGTTTTCATTTTATGAAAAGTTTTCATAAGTTTTCATAAAAGTTTTCATGCCTTAAACCTCGTGCCACAAGGAATAAACTCCAAAGTTTTCACGTTTTCACGTTTTTCATACACTCCTGTATATACTTTTATTTATTTATTTATTTATTTATATACGTGTACGTGCGTTATATAGGTACACACAGAGGATATAGATGAATGGATATTAATATATAAGTGCACGGTTCACATGAAAAGATGAAAAGATTGGGTTTTAACAGAGAAAAGTAGTAAAAATAGGTTTTAACCTTAAGCCATGATTTAGGTGTATAAGGTTACAATTAGACACTTACAAAAAGGATGGACAAGATGGACGAAGTATTTATGAAGCAGACTGCGATGGATTATTTTCTACACATAGATGTGGTTAAGAGTATTTTTAAAAAAGCAGATGGTGACCTTGAAAAATTTTATCAGCTTTTAGAAATTGAAGTGAAGGTATAACAATGAAGAATTCAAACGGAACATGGCTAGAATCGCTTTTTAATAGAAAAGACAAGGAAACACTCGCCAAAGATATAAAAAGAGCTTCAGCGAGAGATATAAGAGCTTTTCAAAAAGAGAGACTATTTCAAGCGATTAAATATAATCCTGAGATGACTGCTGGAAATTTTGCTAAACATCACAACACAATGCTAAGGAGATTAAAATGACTATTAATTACCTAGATAAAATTTATGATAGAAAACTCGTAACAAGAGAGATGACTAGAAAATGGTTAAATAGATTTGATGGAATTGTTAGAAAATTTAAGGAGAAAAAATAATGACTCCAGAAGCACAACTAAGAGTGATTAAAAAACTTACAACAAATAAACCATTCCAAAAAATAAGAACGGTTCTAAAACACTTAGAAAAAAAGCAAAGAAAAATTTTAAATAGGAGGTCAGAGCAAACAACACTAGCACTAGAACACGAGCTAAGAATGTGTGAGATTAGAAGATGCCTTCGAATCCTAAACAGCATGTAAGCTAAGAGAGGTTACAATTAGAAACTTTAAAACAAAGGACGAAACATGGAACTATTAGTAATTAAGACAAAGCTCCCAACATTGGAAGCAAATTTCGAGGTTGTGAAACAGCAACTAATCGATGGACTCAAGACTTATGATGTGATTATCACAGCAGAGACAGTCAAAGATGGAAAGTCAATGGCAGCTGAAATCAATAAGATTAAATCAGCAATCAAAGACCAACAGAAAAAAGCACTTGAAGATATCATGGGTCCAGTTGATGGGTTCAAAGATAAAATCAAAGAGCTTATGGATTTAGCAGAAGAAGCTAAAGAAAAAATCACAGCTCAAGTGAAAGCTTACGAAGAAAAGACGAAGTCGGAGATACACGATAAAATTTTATCGTTTACTTTAGAAGAGATTGAAAAAGCTGAGCTAAGAGATCCATTCTTTAAAACAGAAGTTTTAGATCTAGTTAAACTTACAGCAGTCACAAAAACTGGTAACTTAACATCAGCAACAACCAATGCAATCAAAGGTCGAGTCTCAGAACAAAAGAATCTACAACTTGAAGAAGATGCTAGAATCGCTCAAGAGATAAAAGACAAAGAAGATGAGATTGCAAAGATTAAAGAAGAAGCTAGAATTGAAGCAGAAGCAAATATTCAAGTTCATGTGACTGTTGATCCAATACAACAACAAGTACCAAAAGAAGTGGTACAACAAAGAATAGAAGACATAAGAAATCATACTTATGAACATGAACCAACACACGAAGAGTATAATCCAGACACTGGTGAAGTTTATGATGTACCAGCATATATGGATAATCCAAGAGAAGAGATTGTTCATAGCGATGCAGGAATTAATACCGTTCCTCAAACAACAGTCAAGGTTCTAATTGATATTGAGATTGACATCAGTAAGATACCAAATATAACAGACCACCAAATAGTCACTGCACTTGATAAAAAATTAAAAGATGCAGGAATCAACAACGCACAAATTCGTGACTTGCACAGACTTTAAAATCTAGGCATAATGATTTAACTTAAACAAAAGGACGAGCATGTTAGAACTTACAGAAAACGACATAGTCGAAGAAAAAAAACAAGTAGGCTATCCAGCAACGGATGGTCACGGTTTTATAATGAGCAACAGTGAGTATCATTCAACAGATGCAATAAGCAGTACGAGCTTAAAATATTTAGAAGAATCTAGCCTCCACTTTGAGAATAGAGATTTATTCAAGATGGAGAGTCCGAGCTTAAACCTTGGAACTGCAGTTCATACTATGACATTGGAACCAGAAAAGTTCGATGAAGAGTTTGCAAAGGAACCAGTCAATGCACCTAAAAATACAACGATTGGAAAAGCAAAGTGGGCTGACTTTGAAGAGAACTTAGGAGACAAAACTCCAATAGGTATTAAAGACCTAGAACTTGGTGAGAGGATGTCACTGAACCTGAGAACTATTCTTCATGATTATTTGAAGACTGGAATAAAAGAGCGTTCATTCTTTAGCGAGTGCCGTGGTATGAAAACAAAATGTAGACCTGACTTATTATTTGAAACTCCAAATGGGTGGATCCTTTTCGATGTTAAAACAACAAAAGATATAAACAAACTGGAACGAACCATTGAAGATTATAGATACGATAGAGCTTTAGCTTGGTATCGAAGAGTTCTATCAGATAACGGATACAACATAATCGGTTCGGTTTTAGCATTTGTAGAATCGGCTGGTTCATCACATGAAGTAAAACTGAGAATGCTGCAGAGTGAAGACTTATCAAATGCAGATGAAGAGATAGAAGCTTTGATGATTAAGCATGAAACATTTAAACAAACTGGTAAAGTGTTGGATATGATAAAACCGATTGAAATATTCAAATGGAAGAAACAACAAAACGACACTTAAGCTTTAAAATGATATACTAATTCAATTCAAAATAAAGGACGAACAATGAATGACCTCACGGTTGGAGGACCTAATCCTCCACAGAACCAACAACTCCAACATCAGTATACACTGGCTAATGATTTAGCAAACTCAAATCTTCTTCCAGAATCGTTCCGTGGGAATGTTCCAAACATTCTTATAGCAATGGATACAGCGAATAGATTTGGTATTGCACCGATTGAAGTGATGAAGCATTGTCACGTTATCAAAGGCAAATTAGCATTTGACTCGAAGATGATCATAGCACTTGTAAACAGAAGTGGAAAGTTTGATGGGCCGATACAATACTGGCTCGATGAGAATGAAACAGAGTGTGTAGCATACGCATTTATTAATGGTCAACAATACACTGGACCAAAGGTAACACTTGCAATGGCAAAGGCGAATCGATGGGGTGCATTATGGAATACACTTCCGGGTATGATGCTTAGATATCGTGCAGCTGTATTTTTTACGAGATTATTCTCTCCAGAGATTATTCTAGGTCTTGATGATATTCAAGAGCAACAAGATATCCAGAACGCAAATGGTATACAACAAACGCAAAATGACATAGATGTTATAGACAACATGAACGACTGCATCACAGCAGACTACGAATAAGGAAATTAAAATGAATCAAGTACACATAATCGGAAATATAACAAGAGATGTAGAGATTAAATATGCTCAGAGTGGAACAGCAATTGCAAACATAAGTGTGGCTGTAAACAAAAAGGTAAAGAACCAGCAAGGTGGATACGATGACAAACCAGTATACATTGATGTAACTGCATTCGGGAAAACTGCTGAGACATTAAACCAATATTTTAGAAAAGGTTCTAAGATTGGTATTGATGGTGAATTAAACTTTGAACAATGGCAAGACCAGCAAGGTCAAAAAAGAAGCAAACTGTCAGTGATTATGAATAGATTACATTTCATTGATAAAAAAGATGATAGCCAACAACAGCAACCTCAACAACAACAGCAACCATATAATCCACAAGCACAACAACAGCAGAGTTATGCTCCACAGCAGCAACAACCTGCACAGCAAGGTTATAATCAACCTCAGCAGCAACAAAAACAACAACCAGAGTATAGACAGCCAAACCAACAAAATAACAATAACCAACAACAAAGCTATCAAGCTCCACAACAACAGCAAAAGCCAAGCTATAATCAACCACAGCAACAAAATAACAACAACCAGCAACCTCAACAACAGATAAACGAGGATGAGATTCCTTTCTAGAGAGTCTCTAAATACGATGAGCAAGAATAAGCTAAGAGAAAAAAGACACAAGAGAAAAAGAAATAAGGAAAGAAGAGATGAAAAGTAGAATGTCAGCAATGGTAGTAGGATTACTAAGTCTAGCAAGTGAATCAATGATGCCAACAGCTCAAAAAAAATATGGCCAAACAACAGTGAGACATAATAATTATAAAACTGGTGGAAGACCGTTCACTAGAGGTAAAAGAGATAAGTCTTTAAAAGTGAGAGCTAATAGAGGCAAAGCGAAAGCAAGAGCGAAAAGAAGATGAAGCTAGTAGTTAAATATCTTCCACTTGAAAAGCTGGATGAATATGCAGGTAACGCAAAAATACATACTCCAGAGCAGATACAACAAATAGCAGACTCAATAAAAGAGTTCGGTTTTAATGATCCAATAGGTATAGATGAAGACGGAACTATCATAGAGGGCCACGGAAGATATTTAGCTTCAAAGCTTCTTGAATTGAAAGAAGTTCCAACGATATCACTCGCTCACATGAACGGACCTCAACAAAAAGCTTATATCCTAGCTCACAATCAGTTAACTCTATCTACTGGCTTTGACATGGATATGTTGGAATCAGAGATAGCATCTATCATGGAGCAAGACGAAACACTTGTGGAATTGATGGGATTTTCAGAAGAAGAACTTTGTGAGATAACAAATGGAGTAGACGAAGAAGTCAACATCGAAGGTGAAACAGATGAAGACGAGACTCCAGAAGTTGAATCAAATCCAGTCATACAATTCGGAGACTTGATAGAGTTCGCAAATGGTAGTCGTTTAATTTGTGGCGACAGCACAGATGCAGAAACGTATGAGAAGTTGATGCAAGGTGACAAAGCGAGAATGGTGAACACGGATCCACCATACGGAGTGAGTTATCAAAGTGATAAATTTGATGATATTGTAAATGATGATTTAACAGGAGATACATTAAAAGACTTTTTAATAATGTGCTTCAGACAATTACATAAGCACACAATAGAGAATCCAGCACTGTATATCTTCCATGCAAGTATCACTCAAAGAGAGTTTGAAGATGCATTAGATAAAACTGGCTTTAGAGTTAAGCAACAGATTATCTGGAAAAAGAATATGTTCGCATTTGGTAGAAGCGATTATCACTGGATACATGAGCCGATGTTTTATGCAGTAAAGACTGAGAAGAACTCGCAATGGTTCGGAGATAGATGTGGAACTACATATAACGATGCAGATTTAGAAGAGATGGATAGAAACGAACTCATAGAATTAATCCAAAAAATTCAAGAGACAAGTACTGTCTGGGAAATTTCAAGAGACTCAACAGCTTTATATGTTCATCCAACACAAAAACCAGTAGCACTTGCAGAGAGAGCTATGAGAAATAGTTCGGAACCAGATGAGATAGTACTCGAACCTTTCAGTGGAAGTGGATCAACATTAATAGCAGGTTTCAAATCAGGAAGAAAAGTATATGCGATTGAGTTCGATGTAGGATACGTTCAAGTAGGCATCCAGAGAATGGTCGAGTTTAGTGGTGAAGATATGATATCAATTAATGGTAAAATGGTTAATTGGTATGAGTACAAAAAGGACGCATAATGAGTAAAGAAGTAATATCAAAAGAATTATTGAGTTTGGTTTTAGGTAGAAAAGTAGATGCAATCAGAACCGTTGGTGATAACATTATATACTTTATAACTATAGATGAAGACGAGCTAGAATATGATGGACAGTTAAACATAGACACACTAGGTAGATTAATCAAAGAGAAACTAAAAATCATGGGCTATGTAATTAATATATATCATCATCACGATACAGTTGCAACATCAATAACTAAAGATGGTGGATTAACAAGATATTCGTCTCCGTCTATGTCTGTATTTACAGAGCTTGAAAGTCTGGTGGATGCACTTGACTATGCAAATAAAAATAAGGAGAAATAGATGATAGGAAGAACAGCATACATCTGCTCACCATACAGAGCAGAGACAAAAGAACAATTCGAAAAACAACTAGAGTACACAAAGAAGAAAGCTCGTGAAGTAGTAATGCAAGGATGTGATGTGATAGTACCTCATTTATATTATCCACAATTCTTAGATGATAACATTGAACCAGAGAGAGCGATTGGAATGAATTCGGCATTGAATCTTATTATAGTTTGTGATAGTTTGATAGTATGTGAACAATATGGAATCAGTAGTGGAATGAAAGCTGAGATAGAGTTCGCAGAGAAACACGGAATAGAAATAATAAGAGCTTAGATATGGCACTCACAACCAATAAGAAAAACAAGATAATTGCTGACCACAAAGCGAAGAGATTCAGTAGCAATACTGCTCTCGCAAAATACTATAAAGTGGATCCAAAAACTGTCAAAAAAATTACCGAGGGAATTCATCAAGAAAATGCTGACATAGTCGAAGCTGGAGTAATGTATGAAACTCTGAAAAATTCCTCAAAAAATCCTACGGAAATTAAGGCAATTGAAAAGATAGTAGAAGAGAGAACAAAAGAAGATAGAATGAGAGACATCGTTCTCGATAATTCATTAAAGATATCAGTGCATACAACAACAGCATCTATGAAGAAACTACAAGAGAACTCAACATCAAAAAACAAGATGGAGACATCAGATTTAATAGACCACCAAAGACTAGCAAAACTTGCAAAAGATACTGTGACAGTCAAAGAAGAAAAAGCACCGATAATAGAGAATCACTTGAACATGCAACAACTCCAGATGAGTCAGGAAGAAACAAATGTAGAGATAACAGTGAACGACCTCGAAGACGAAGCACTGCTTAAACTGTTCAAAGACAGGAACCTTCCTAAATGACAAAAGTAAATGAAAAGCAATTAAGGAATATTATCTCAAGCACCAGTTGGATAAAAACAGAACATGACATGGACATCTATGAAAGAGCATGGCAACTTCTCTCCAGGGTAGACTTCTTTATATTTAGAAGATACATACATGGCCAAAGACTTACTCAAGGATGGTTCGTCCGAGTACTTAGCTATGAACTCCAAGAATTTTATGCTTCATATTTAAGAGGTGAACATCCACAGATGATAGTAGAGGTCCCACCACAACATGGAAAAAGTCAAGCGACTGTAGACTTCGTGGCTTGGATAATGGGTCAAGATGCAGACCTTAGAACAATACTCGGTTCATTTAGTGATAGATTAGGTAGACGAGCAAACAAAGCAATCCAAAGAATGGTGAGAACAAACAAGTATGCTGCAGTGTTCCCAGAAACAAAACTAGGAAGTGGAAAAGGTGATGAGAGAAGAGTGTCAACATCAGATACATTTTTTGAAGTAGTTGGAAGACTTGGAAGTTTTAGAAACACAACAGTTGGTGGAGCTATTACCGGTGAGAGCTTAGACATTGGAATCGTAGATGATCCAACAAAAGGTAGAAAAGAAGCGAACAGTGAAATAGTAAGAGACAAAACGTGGGACTGGTTCACGGATGACTTCGGAACTAGATTCCAAGAACACTCAGCACTTCTTCTAGTTTTAACCAGATGGCACCTCGATGATTTAGCAGGAAGACTTCTAGAATCTCCAGAAGGTAAAAAAGTAAGAAGAGTTAGATACCCAGCAATCGCAACAGAGAATGAAGAGTTCAGAAAAGAGGGTGATGCATTATTTCCAGAGTTCAAAAGTAAAGCATTCCTCTTGAGACAGAAGTCGAAGATGGTGGAATCTTCATGGTCTTCACTTTACCAACAAGATCCAGTCATTGCAGGTGGTAACTTATTTAAATATGATTGGTGGAACTGGTGGGAGTACTTACCAAAGCTAAACTACAAATTCATAACAGTCGATACAGCTCAAAAAATTAAACAGCAAAACGATTATACAGTTATGCAATGCTGGGGTGTAGCAAAAGATGAGACAACAGGCATAACGAGCATTTACCTATTAGATATGTTTCGAGGCAAATTAGAAGCTCCAGGACTTAGGAAAAAAGCAAAAGAATTTTATAAAAAACACAAACACAAAGATGTAAAAGATGTAAGATTGAGGCACATGTATATAGAAGACAAATCAAGTGGTTCATCATTAATACAAGATTTAAGATTAGAAGCATATTCAATAAGAGATGTTCAAAGAAACATAGATAAAGTTTCAAGAGCGAATGATGCAACACCATATATAGAAGCAGGAAGAGTTTATTTAAATAAGAATATAAAAGATATAAAAGAGTTAACAGCTGAGTCCTTAGCATTTCCAAATGGAACACATGACGATACACTGGACCCATTGATGGATGCAATAGATATAGCTTTTATTGGAAATGGTTCGTCTGCAGTTGCAGCTATGATGGCTTAATTTTTATGTTATAATGTTTTCTAGAAAATAAACTCAAGGATTTAAAATGAAGAAAATACTCTTAATGTTACTATCACTAGTTGTGTATGCTGCAGCAGTGATACTTCCAGTAACGACAGTAGTACCAAACACATACGATGACGTGACAACTGAGGTCCAAGCTTTAGGTTTAGCAGAAGCTGAGAGATTTACTATCTACAATGATAGTGGCTCACCAGCAGAAGCTATAGCAGATGGAACAGGTGTCGCTGTAATTGATAGTACATATAATAATCAAGGTATTGATATTATATCTCAAGGTTTTAGTATCTTTTCATATGATACACGAACTAAATACTATGTGAGAGCAAAGCAAGGAACTGCAGCTCTTATTAAATTAGACAAGAATGGACCGACAAATGTACATGATGTTGATTTTCATAAAATAGCATTTAATGAATTCTTTCATGAACATACTGGAGTAACCACAGTACTGGATGCTAATGTAACTGCTGGTGATATAAACATCACTGTTGCAAATGCAACTGGTATCATAGTAGGAACAACTCTACAAATTGAAAATGGTGTGATTGAAACAACGTTACCAGTGGTAACTGATATAACAGGAGCACCGACATTAATATTAGATAGACCATTAGATAATGATTTCACAATAGGAGATTCAGTCGAAGTTGTTAGTTCTGAAATTAAAGTTAATGCTACTATCGCATCTCCTAGGTCATTTAAATTAATTCCTGATGCAGACCAAACATGGCATATAGTAAGTTTAACAATTAGCCTAGTCCATGCTGGAGCTGGTGATGATAGTAAGTTCGGAGATGCTGCTGCATTATTAAATGGTCTTGTATTCAGAGGATATAATGGTGCAACTGGAAAATACAGAACATTTACAAACTGGAAAGACAATGGTGATATAGGTCTGGACTTCGGAGAAGTAGTTTATACAGACAAAGCAGGTAGTGGATTGCATGGAACAAAAGCAACAGCTAGTATAAAATTTAGAGCAGGAGCTGTGCCATCTATTAGTGGTGCTAACGGTGACTATCTAGAAGTACTAGTGCAAGACTTACTCCTTACATTACTAGGTGCAAGTGGCTCGGTTAAATTCAAAGGCCAAGGCCACGTAATAAACTTATAAGGATGAACAGATGGCTGATGATTTAGAACAAGCTGAAGAACTAGGTAAGATTAAAGCTGAGGTACATACCCTCAATACTTTAGTTAAGGCACACTTTGCTAAGTTCGATGCTTACGTTGAGAAGTCACAACCAAAGCCAATGGGAGTAGCAGGATATGTTGGTATAGCAGTATCGCTGCTGTCAATGTTAGCCTTGCTGTTTGGTACAGTCCTTTATATTAGCAATTCAGCGAATGCTCCATTAATCACTCAACAATCACAGACAATGCAAATGATGTCGACCATGCAATCAACATCAATGCAAAATGCTAGTAATGCTCAACTATTAAGTAAAGAATTATCAGGCATTGAAAAGAGTGTTGATAGCAACGAAGAAACTCTCAGATGGATTATATTCACTGAGAATTTACCCAAGCAGATAACCGAAACGCAAGGGCGACTTAATACTCTTGAGATGCAAATGAATAGAGTAGTGAGTAGACTTCATACCAAACCAAAAGGAAAATAACATGGTAGCACCTAAACCAAGACCAGCACCTAAACCAATACTTCCACAATCGAGATAGTAATGAAAGAAGCACCAATATATGCACCTCTCTCTTTCTGGAATGCCGATGAACCACAAATAAAAGAAACCTGCAATGGTTGTGGTGCCAAAGGTGGAATCAAAGTACCGGATACAATGTGGTTCCTAAGTATTACATTAGCATGTCAAGTTCATGATTGGATGTTCAAAGAAGGAAAAACTTTAGGTGATTTCTTTTTTGCAAATGCAATATTCTTGTTCAACTTAACAGCGATCATAATCAATGGTTCTAATTTCTTAACTATACTCCCAAGAATCCAAAGAGCAACAAAATACTTCTTAGCTACAATGTCCGATGCAGGACGAAAAGCATACTGGGTAGAAAAAGAAGAAAATGATATAATAACGATAACGTACAAAGGCTCATTTAAAAAGATGGGTGAAATTCAAGATTTTAAAAAAGGTAAATAAATGAAAAAGATAATTCTAGCAATAGTGCTAATGATGAGTATAGAGTGCTTAGTAGCAGACGAAGTAAATGTTAAGGCATTGTCATATGTAAAGCATCACTTCGATGTGGATGGTTTAACTTGGAATGAGGGTTTTAAAAACTCAGCTAAAGGAATCGAATACATTCACGACCTAGACAGCAATCATGGTATAGGACTAACATATATCACTTTTAGAAACTCTTTTGATATTAGAACTGAAGCTGGTGGATTTGTTTATAAATATACATCCGATGATGATTATTTCGGTATCAGACCGAACGTCAAATTATATGGCTTATATCAAAAAGGTTACTATGGCTCATGGGATGATGTGAAACCTTATGATCCAAACACAGATGATAAATTCTTTTCGCCTATGATTTCAGCAGGACTTGAATACAAAAGCTTCGTTGTTGATATGGTAGGAACTCAAAATACACTTCATGCAATTACACTTGGATATAGTTTTAAAATAAGAGAATAGATATATTAAGGATTGATGATGATAATTAAAAATAAAACAGTGAGCCTAATAGGACTTCAACTCCCAATGCGAAAAGTTCTTGAAGTAGTTGATAGAATCTATAGACAACATAAACAAGAGGCAGTAATCACAGCAGGAACAGAAGTCACTAGTAGCAATAGAAGATTTATACATAGTGCTGGTTCACTTCATCCGTTCGGTCTTGCTTTAGATTTTAGAACTTACTACTTCGAAGAAGAAGAAATTGATATGGTTAAGGCTGAAATCAAAAAAGAACTAGGCCCTGACTATGACGTTTTATTTGAAACAAATCATCTACATATAGAATACGATCCTAAAGGAGAATAGTCATGGGTAAGAAGAAAAACAAAAACAAAAAACAACTGGCAACAACAGGAGATGGATTTGAAAACCTTCTAACTGGAATGGGAACCAATAAGGATCCACTTTCATATACAACGTTCAGACGTAGTAAAACTATTAGTCAGAACTTGGAATTTGTAACAGCTCTCTACTCTCAAAATTGGTTAGCTGGTGCAGTTGTTGATGTTCCAGTTAATGACATGACACGAAACTGGATAACAATTCTTGATGAAGAAGTGACGGTTGAAGAGTCTATGGAAAAAGAGCTTGATAGATTACAAGCAAAACAAAAGATTAATGTCGCTTTAAAATGGGCCAGTGCTTATGGTGGTTCAATAATTATAATGATGGTTAATGATGGCCGAGATATGGAGCAACCTCTAACACTTCCAGCAATCAGAAACAAAGGAATTAAAAACCTTATTGTTTTAGATAGATGGAGAGTAACAGTAGGAGCACTTGATACAAATCTACTATCCGATAACTTCGGCAAACCAGACCATTACTTAATCTCAAGAAGTGGACAGAAAATCCATCACTCTAGAATATTAAGATTTGATGGAGAGATTCCTTCAATCGAAGAGTTTGAAAGAAATGGGTACTGGGGAAATTCAACATACGAGAAGACGTGGTCACCTATTGCAAATTCACAAACAGTGTCTCAAGAGATAGCTGGAATGACAAAAGAATCTAATATTGATGTTTATAAAATCAATGGCTTAAATGAAATGATAGCGATGGGACCAGAAGGTGAAGCTGCAGCTGTTAAGAGATTATCAATAGCACACCAGATGAAAAGTTATTTAAACGGAATAGCACTGGACAAAGAAGATGAGTATGATAAAAAGAGTAATACATTTTCAGGTCTAGCAGAGATTGATGATAAATTCTTAATGAAAGTCTCTGGAGCTTCACAGATTCCAATGTCAAAACTTCTTGGAAAGTCAGATGCAGGATTGAATGGTAATGGAGAGGGTGACCTCAAAAACTACTATGATAATCTATCAGGTAGACAAGAGGTAGAGATGAAGGACCAGATACAAGACCTACTAAATATTATCCATGTATCTGAGCAAGGAAGAGTGAAACAAGTTAACTATGAATTTAATCCTCTATGGCAAATGACACAAGAGCAACAGTCAACTATTGATTTAAACAATGCAAATAGAGATGCAGTATATATTGATCGTGGTGTAGTAAGTGTAGAAGTTGCACAAAAAGAACTGCAGTCAAATGGAACATACGGTGCAATGGAAGAAGATATCAAAGGACAAGAGGAAGTATTCGGTACAGGTACTGGAGAATTCGGAGAGGTTGAAAAGTAATGAAAATTGATATAGCTGATATCGCAAAACAAAACGGTAAAAAAGGTACGATAGAAATACAACAAAGACCTATACCTAAGATAGAAGCTGTTCAATATTTCAAAGAGTTAAACAAACTTACAACTGCAATGCGAGAAGATATTCGAAAAGAATTGATTCCAGCATTACAAGCACTCGAGAACCAATACACTATAGATGGTTATGCAGACCAACTCACACAACTAATCGGAAGACTTAGTCTCAAGTATCAGAATGTTACAACTCTCGGAGCAAAGACTGTGTCTCAGAGAATGGTTGGAAGCGTTGCAACTAAAAATGAGAAGGCCTTCAATGCATTAGTGAACAAAGCTGTCGGAGTAGATTTAACAGCAGTGATAGCAGACGAAGGACTTGGAGACTTTCTCGAAGCACAAGTGAATAAGAATGTATCACTTATTAAATCAATACCAGACGAGTACTTCAAATCAATAGAAACGATTGTAATGAACGGAACAGCGAACGGTATGCGATGGGAACAAATGGCCAGAGAGATAGGTGGTGTAAAAGATATATCATCAGTTAATGGAAAACTTCAAAACAGAATTAAACTTATAGCGAGAAACGAAACATCAAATATTAATGCTTCTATCAATAAGAGAAGACAAGACAATCTAGGCATTGAAGAGTTCAAATGGGTGACTGCAGAAGATGAACGAGTAAGAGACAGTCACGCAAGGCTTAATGGCCAAGTGTTCTCATGGGATAACTTACCAATAGTAGATGGAGTTGCGACATCACCAGGGCAACCAATTAACTGCAGATGTGTAGCAGTGCCAATAATTAAGTTATAATATTGAAAAGGAAAATATCATGCCAAAGAAAATAGATAGATGTGTTGAAAAGCTTATGGATGATGGAATGGAAGAATCTAAGGCTTGGGCCATTTGTAATGCAGCACAAGATAAAGTCACAGAACTTGTAGCAGGTGGAATGGACGAGTGCAAAGCTTGGATGACTGCAATACAACCAACTGTCTCAAATGATGCAATCCGAATGTTAAGCAATAAGATAGATACGAATACAGGCTTCCTTCGTAGTAGAGTTTCAATATGTCGTTCAGGTATTCAAGAATATCTAGGAAGAGAAATCGGACTGACTGGAGATGAAGCATTAAAAATGTTTAATGTACTAAGACATCCAGAAGACGTAACAAATGAAGAGAGCCTAGCCACTTATAAGAATCTAGTTGTTACAGATGATCATCCAAGTGAAGGATGGGTTAACGTAGATAACATCAGAGAACATCAAAGAGGACAGCTATCAGAAGTTGAGATAGACGACACTCAAGATGAGGTCCACATATATGGAGTGATGACAATTACAGATGCAGACTTAATAGATAAGACTATGAGAGGTAAGATAGAAGTATCACTTGGATACGCACGTGAGCTAATAGCAGAGGACGGTGTATATAATGGAATCCCATACCAATACAAGTACACGAATATCATAGCTAATCACTTAAGTGTTGTAGATAGAGGAAGATGTGGACCGTCATGTTCTATTGCAAATGACAAAAAAGATGTTATAATACTCGATGAAGAACAAAAAAAAGAAGGAGTTCTCGTGAAAATTATGATTAATGGTGTCGAGTTTGAAGTTTCAGAAGAAGTGGGTGCAGCTATAATGGCTGAGCGTAAATCGAATGAAACAGAAGCGAATGACATGGAAGAAGAAATGGGTAAAAAGACTGAAGAGTTAGAAGTAGCTAATGATAAGTTAACTGCAAAGGTTGATGGTCTTGAAGCAAAAATCAAATCAACTAATGATTCTAAACTGTCTGATACTGATTTAAACAAAATGGTAACTGAGAGAGCTTCTCTAATTTCATTTGCAAGTGGTATCGTTGGTGATAAAATGCCAGACACTACTGAACCAATGGCAATTAAAAAAGCTGTTGTTGAGAAACACTTCAATATCTCAGTTGATGGAAAGTCGGATGCGTACATTGATGCACGTTTTGAAATGGTTGAAGAAGACCAAACATCACATGATGCTTCAGTTAAGAAGTTAGCTGACGATATGAAAAAAGAGAAAAACGAGAATAAAGTAAGCAATGATAAAGTTGCTGCAGATGCTCGTAATGCTTACATGAAAAAGAAGGGGATGTAATGTCTGTACAAACATCGTATGAATTAGAACATATAGAAGGTTTTGTGGGTCAGTTCGCTGATTTACAATTAACAAATGTATTCAGTAGAAGTGCAGAGGCAACAGTTATCGACTTCGGTCTTGCTGTAGTTCGTGGAACTGCTGATGATCAATGTATACTAGCAACTGCAACTGGTGGAAGCTTTTTAGGTATTACTACAAGAACAGTAGCAGGAACAGCTGACACTGCAGGTGATAGAAAATATCAAATCAATGAGAGTGTAAACATTCTTGATGAGGGTGTTATCTATGCTATCTGTGAAGATGGATGTGTACCAGGCGATGATGTATTCTTCAGACACACTGTAACAGGTGTAGAAGTACTGGGTGCATTGAGAACTGATGCAGATACTGCTGATGCTGACCAAATCCCAAATGCTGTATGGGATACAACAACTGCTGCTGGTGAAATCGGCAGAGTTAAACTTAAGTAAGGAGTCTTAGATGGCAAAAATTAACGCATTACCGGAAGGTTTAAAAATCACAAATGATGCTGATGCAGGTTTAGGTTTCGTTGAATCGACTCTTACTCATGTTGAGAGCAAGGTCTATGAAACAGAATATCGTCATATTGTGTATCAGGATATAGTTCCAGTTTCTAACGAAGCAGGAGAAGGTGCAACTTCAATAACTTATTACAGTATTGATGGTGCGACAATGGGTAAATTCATTGGTTCAAATGCAATCGATGTTCCTTTATCTGATATTTCAACATCACAACATATCGTACCAGTTGAATTAGGTGCAGTCGGATATAAGTATTCAGATGAGGAATTACGTCAAGCTTCAATGCTTAACCGTCCACTTCCACAAATGAAAGCTAATCTTACTATGCGTGGCTATGAAGAACATGCACAGTCAGTATGTTTTACAGGCGATACAACAAAAGGTCTTGAGGGTTTAATAAACAACTCAAATGTACCTGCAGCATCAGTTATTAATCCAGGCTCAGGTACTACATGGGCAGTTAAGACTCCTGCACAAATTCTAGCAGATGTTAATTCATTGTTTGCTCAAGTGTTCGAAGTAACAAAAGAAGTTGAAAAAGCTGATACATTATTACTTCCAACAGCACAATGGTCTTTCATTGCAGCTCAACCTCGTAGTGACAATAGTGATACAACTATTTTAATGTACTTGGTACAAAATAGTCCATACATTAATTCTGTTGATGATATTAAATCATTACCAGAACTAGATGGTGCAGGTGCAGCAGGTGTTGATAGAATGATGGTATACACAAAAAATATTGATAAGGTTGTGTTTCACATTCCAATGCCTTTCCGTATTGAGCAACCAGTTCGTAAAACTCTTGGTTGGGAAGTTCCTGCAGTTTATAAACTGTCTGGTGTAGAGTTTAGATTCCCATTATCCGCTGCTTATGGCGACGGTATTTAATTTTAAAAAAAGGACGATTATGAAAATCATTAATAAAAGTGCACGTCTTCTTTGCTTCCAAACAGGCAAAGGACGTGTTGATGTTTTACCAGGTGTAGTTACGGTTGATGAGAGATTAGATGCTCTTAAGGGTAAAGATAAAATCTTTGATCACTATTTGAAAGAAGGGATTATCAAAGAAGTTACTGCTGAGGATGAAGGCGAAAAGAAAACTCCAAAAGAGATTCTTGTTGACAGAGCTGAAGAACTTGGTATCGACACAACTGATATGACAAAAGCTGATTTAACATTAGCAATCAAAGAAGCAGAAGAAGACCTTTAAGGTCCTCTTTGTTTCACATCTAGAAGGAAACTCCAATGGCGAACACATGTAACGCGACAGCTTTCAAAGCAAGATTTCCAGAATTTAGTAGTATTGATGATTCACGAATTAATATATTCATAGACGACTCATTATTAGTATTAAACGAAGCAACATGGGGTTCTATGTACTCGATAGCAGTCTGTTATTTAACAGCTCATTATCTAGCACTAGGTGAGATGAGTTCAAATGGAGATAGTGGAACCACTGGAGGAATAGCTTCTCAAGCAGTGGATGGAACATCAATAAGTTTTAATTCATTTAGTCCGACAAGTGAATTTAGTAGCTTTTACAATTCCACTTCTTATGGCCAGAGATTTTATACATTAATAAAATCACTCGGTGTGATGGCTTATACGGTTTAACTATTATGGAAGTTAAAGTAAACTCAACCAACGGAAAAGGTATAAAGAGTTTATTTAAGAGACTGGAAAAAGGTACTGTTGATGTTGGAATCCTTTCAAGTGAAGGAAAGCACGAAGGGAGTAGTTTCACAGTTGCACAAGTAGGGTTCATGCACGAATTCGGAACGGTTACAATACCAGAACGAAGTTTTATACGATCCACGATAAGTAGTGAGTCACGAGACATCAAGCAAGTAGCGAGAATACAATATAAAAAAGTATTAGACGGATCCATAACTACAGAGCAAGGTCTAGGAGTACTCGGAGCTTTTACTGTAGGTTTGATACAAGAAAAATTCACAAGCAATGACTGGGCACCAAACACAGAGAAGACTCAAGCTAGAAAAGGAAGTTCATCACCACTGATTGATACAGGACAACTGAGACAATCTATTAGCTTTAAGGTGAGTTCATGAGTGCTTTATACACAAACGGTAAATGGAAGATAGTTAAAAGAAAAGAGATATACTCTATTTATAATGGTAGAGAGTTAATAGATAGCAGTGATAACTTCGAAGAAGCCTATTCACTTTTAGATAAACATAAAAAGAGTATAAAATGAAAAATGATGTAAGTCGAGCATTACTTAGATGGTTAGAACCACTTGATATAATAAGAGTTGCAGCTGGAGAATATGTTGAAGGTAAATGGGTAGATGGTGTAGCAGGACCAATTCCTATAAAAGCAGTTATACAAAATGCAAATCCAGATGACCTAATACTGTTACCAGAAGGAACACGAACAACAGAAGCTGTCAAAATTCACACGACAACAAAAGTGAAGACAGTCTCAGAAGTTGGAGAAACAGATGCAGATGAATTTTTATACAATGGAAGCAGATATAGAATCTACGATGTATTTGATAGACAGATAGGAAACTATTATAAAGCTGTAGCAATTAGGATAACATCATGAGTTTAACATTTGAAGAGTTCAGACAAGCAGTAAGAGACTGGATGGTTGTAGGATTACAATTAACAGATGACCATATTATCATTAGTCACGGTTCAGGACCAAGACCAGAAGGACAATATGCAACACTTAACGTAATGACTCCAGAGAAACTTATAGTAGACGTGAGAGCAGATACCAGAGAGACAAACGGAGATATCAGAGCTGACTATACTGGAGTTAGAAAAATGATGGTATCAATTAACGTTTACAGAAATGATGTAGAACAACAAATGATTAATTTAAAAGACTCATTATCTCGAGTGACAATAGAAGATTATTTTAATGCTTTAGATATTGGAATATTATCTCCAAGTGAGATAAGACATATACCAGAGCAGATAGGTAAAGGATGGGAGAATAGAACTCAGTGTGACTTTTTCTTTCATGTTGTCTTTGCAACTACGGATGCAGATATAAGTGAGATTAAAGAAATTATAGTAACAAATGAAATAAATGGTGAAATAATTGTCGCAACATGATATAATGGTGCATTATTTTATTAAAAACAAGGAGATAACATGGCACGTCAAATAAAGAGATTTGTAGATGTAGAGATAAGAAAAGATACCCCTAGAGTATCAGCAGCTTCATTTGGTATACCTATAATGATTTCAAATAGTTCTGTTATAACAACAGCACAACGTGTGAAGAGATTCACTACACTAGCAGGTGTTGGATTATTATTCGCTTCAGCTTCTGAAGAGTACCTCGCAGCAGATGCATATTTTAATCAAGATCCATTCAATGAAAATCAACCGGACGAACTTTTAATAGGTCGCTATGTTGATGCACCAAGTGCAGCAGTACTTGAAGCAGGTGAAGAACCAGAAACAGACTTCGAAGCTTGGAAGCTTATCACAGATGGTGAGTTCTCAGTTACAGTGGATACTGTTGTGACAGACGTTGCAAGTTTAGACTTCTCATCAGTTACAAGCTTAGATGATGTAGCAAGTGTTATCTCATTGGGAACAGCAGGACTAAGTGTTGAATACGTAATTAATCGTTTTGTATTTACAAGTGATTCAACAGGTGTGGCTTCAACGATGACATTGCTATCAACTGTAGCAGTTCCAGCAGGAACAGATATAAGTGGAGCAGGTTTCTTAGATGGAGATGTTATAGCATCACCAACGAATACAAGTGGCTCATTATTATCTCAAGGTCAAATCGCAGAGACTGCAGCTGTAATGTTGGCAGCAATTAAAAGTGCGAACAACGAATGGTATGCTTTAGGATTGATTAAACCTTTAAGAGATATTCAATTCACAGAAGACCTAGCAGATGCAATAGAATCTGAACGTAACATTATGATCGTAGATACTAATGATGAGAACACTTTAGTTCTTGGTTCAACTGCTTCATTTGCTTATTACATTAAAAATGCTAATTACAAAAGAACTGGATATGCATACCACGATAATGAAAACGTTTATCCTTCATGGTCATGGATGGGACAACAACTTCCAAAAGATGTA